TTATATAGCTTTTTTTGACTGTTCTATTTTCTGGCACTTTTCCTCCCACTCAATTATGTCTTGAGTTAAATAACGTTTCATTGTGCCGCCGGAAGAATCAAAAGCTGGGGCAGGGAATGGTATTCCCCATGGCGTTTTTGCTTCCCATCTATTTAATGTACGTTTGGTAATATGAAACATTTCACAAACGCTATTAGATGTTAGATATTTACTCATCATCATGACACCTCCTTTAAACTCAGCTTAACTGAATCGGGCAAGCCAAATACATCTTTAAATGCCTGATCAAAACCGCTGTCATTAATAAAGCTATCTATAGTGTTTCTAGAATGCTCATGCTTTGCGATGTAACTGCTGAGCTTGTGATAGATCTGGTTTACATTAGATTTATCTACACCAACTAAAAAGCATTCACCCTCTTGCCATGAACGATAGCTAAGACCAGTAGTAGGCGAATTCTCAACGATATTCAAAAATGATGAATACTGTTGAGGTGTGAGAATTAGATCGAATGGCTTTTCTTTAAATAACTCATCAATAATGAAGTTCGCCACAGCAATGTTTGTTTGTTGAATTTCAGTCATTGGCTTCGTCCTCGATATATGCCGACATTTCTATATAGTCGTATGCCCATTCGCGAAGAATTTCATTTTGAATAAATGCATCTTTTTCAAAAAAACCCAATTTATCCCACTCTTCCTCAGAGATATGCTCACTTAGAAAAGTTTCTTCCTCGCGATTAGCTACAGGAAAACCGATTGACAGTTTTAGTTTGATTTTTATCTGGTTGAAATCAGTCATTGGCTGGCTCCTGTGCTTCGATCATGGCTTTATCAATAGCGCCACGTTCTGAATCTGATGATGTGTTTTCCCAATAGTCAAAACCATCAATCCAAAAGACTTCGGTAAGCTGAAAATGTTCGCCAATTTTTTCATATTCATCATTTTGAATATCACGATGCATAACTGTACGAGTACATTTCTCTCCGCCAAGCAAAAAATTAAGACGTTCAGTGTCTTTGGCTTGATCTTCTGGCACCAAAGCAAAACCTTCCGGAACTGCTTTACTGGTCCGCTTTGCACGTAGCCACATTGCCCAGCCAGTATTTAACGCTTCATAAGCAACCTTTCGATCTTCATCATCAGTATTGCTCACACACTCACTTTTAATTTCGTAATCACCGGTGTTTTCATTAAATTTGAAAAAGGGTAAAAGATGAGAGTGAATGAACTCAGCTTCAAATAGTGGGCGCTCTTGACGCCATTTTTCTTGTTTAGTTGAAATATCCATCATGCCACCTCGCATTCACGTTTATTACGAGCGAAAATGGCATAGGCATCATCTTCACTAAAGTTGATATCAATTAAGAAAAATCCGTTTGGTGCAATTGGTTCCCACTTGGTGATATCACTGTCATCCATCATGATTTCCCAATCGTCAGGGCTAACACTGCTTTCCATCCAGAATGTTACTGTGTCCACATCAAAGTGATTCTTAAACTTCTTCCATTCATCACTACTGACGTATTCTTCGTTTTTCAGATTCTCATTCATGTATTCTGAAAAGGCTGGATGCGTCCAAGTGCCCATTTCACTGCGAATAATTTCTATCGGTTCTAGATTTTTAATACTCATCCTCACCACCTAATCTTTTATTAAAATAAATAACTATGCTAAAAATCGGGTCTACTTATTTATTTAAGTAGAGAAGTAGTTCTTAGCTAACAATTTCATATTTTGATAACTGAACACTCAGAATCTTGTTGCTCCTGATATTCCATTCAATCTCATCAAGACCAAATGTTTGCTGTAAAAGAGCACTGAGCTGTTCAAAGCTGAGGTATAGGTCACTACGTTTAGTTACTACGGTACTGATCATCTTTTTACAGTTTTCTAAAGATAAAGGCTGATCTTCTTTAGTGATTAAAGGCTCAGTTTTAGGTGAAGATATATTTTCTGGCTCAGAACTTTTTAGAGGTTCCACAATTGCCTGTTCTTCTACTACTGGATTGGTTTCTTCTTTAGATGAACTGACCATAACTTTAAATGCTTCAGCTGCAGCTACGCTTTTTAAAAAACACTCAGCTGCTTCTTGTACTTTTGCATTCATTGAACGTTGAACCAGCTCTTGAGCATGATGAAAAAGGTAATCCCTATCAGCACCTGAGATATCCAGCATTTTTTTCAGGCCTAAGCGTTCCCACTGAACAATGACGGCTGTACAACGGCTCATCTGTAATGGAATCTGACGTAATTCACTTTCAGAAAATTCGCTATAGGACTTTTGGGTCTTACTTAATGATTCAGGTGCAACCTCCTGAGTTTCTCGTTTAACAACTGAAGCCTTAGGGGTTAAATCATCCAGAGTCTGATGCTTAGCAATCTGTTCCGTTGTATCCATCTTTGGTTCTGCATTTTTGGTTTTGAGAGCCTTAGGTAAATACCAGGCTTCATCTTCTTTATAGGCTGAAATATCAGTCAGAACTTCACGTACAGTTTTATTACTTAACTGGCAAATCGTCATTATCTGTGCGATTTGCAGGCCGGTAGGTGCATCATTTAGTGCACTGATTATTTTTTGCTTGGCTTTATCCAATGCATTTTTACTGTTGTAACGTTTTAGATCAGCTGCTGAATTCATTACATTCTCCAGTTGGCTTCTTTAAATTTTGCGTTAGTGATAAGGGCTTCAATTTCAAACAGGCCGACATTGGTAAAGATGTGATCCATCTTGCAGCCGTATACGGTTAGAATCCGAGTCATAGAGGAATACTGGTATCTCATGCTTCCTGTACTCCATCAGTAGACAGCAGATCCAACTGGTCTAAAGTGACCTTTCGTTTTGAGTAAGCATTTAGTACAGCAATATGATGCTCAGGATGCATTGAAGGCTTTGCGGCAGTGATAGCCGGTGCATACTTTTCTAATGCTTCAGTCGTGTTCAGATTTAAAATGTGCTCAATCATCTGGTCACGTTTGGTGGCGCTGAAGATATGAATAGGCTGTTCTGTAGCATCAGCAGTTTGCTTTTTCTCTTGAATTAAAGCCTCAGCTTCTTTCTGTAAACGCTTGAGCTCATCTACACTTAATGTCTTTTCTTCCACATCGTTTGATGTTGAGTTTTGGACATTTTCAGGCCCAATTTCTTCTGCTGGTGTAGTAGCTTGTTCACCTGCAGCTTTTTCAATTTTTGCAATCTGCTGCTCAGCTGCTACGTTTAAATAATTAATCTGAGTTTTGCTTAAGCGATTGTCAGGATTTATTTCATAACGCAGCTGCATTACTTCTTCAGTAGTCGTGAGCTTATGCAAGCGAAGTAAGTACTGCTTTTTCAGTTCTTCCGGATCTATCCATTTCTCAACAGCTTGAATAGGCTCAGCTTCAACCGACTTTTCAATACTCGGTATGGTGTCACCTGGACCAGCAGGCTCGCTGGTCTGGTCCACATCATTTTTAACTTTGGTTGAGCGTTTCTTTTTGGGTTTTTCCTCATCACCAAGTCGTACAACTCGTACATCACCAGTTAATTCATGGCCTAAAATCTTAGATAAAGCTTGTAAATGAAGCTTTGCATTTTCAGCATCACGTTGTGCAAATCCGCTATTGATAGAATCAATGAGTGCGGTACAAGTCATTTTTCCAAATTCAACAGCATAGATTGATGAGCCATAAGTGTTGATAACATAAATGTCTTGTCCTTCACGAACATCATCAAGCGTTAGAGGCTTGGTGAACGTAGTACCAGCAACATCAATGGTTTCAATCTTGATGCAAAACTCATGGCCTGGCATTGCGAAAACCGTAGCAGGGAAACGATCCAGATCATCGAAATCCACCAATTCACCAACAGCTCGGCACATAATTTTGCGGCCAGCCATCATTGCTTCAAACGCTTCTTTGCTATTTAAAATATTCATGCAATTACTTCCTTTGCTAATTGTTCAATTTCTTTTTGAATGTCTGACAGGCGTTTGGCTTCTATTTGGTTAAGTGCATCAATACCAAGATGTTCACACACGGTTTTCGCATCCAGTCCACGCTTATCAATGAAGTCTTGGAGTTCGGCGAGTTGCTGGTCATCAATACCAAAGAATTCTTCTGGATCTACCCAAGCATTACGTTGTTTATCGAAATTACACTTAAGTTCCATAGCTCTACGAACCAGTTCAATACGCATATTTTTGTAATAATGGTGCTTATCATCGATAGCCTCAGTGAGCTGGTTTAAATCGCTGGCATACTGAGCTTCGGAACAGCTTTGAATCCAGTTGTCTAGATCTTCCTGAGCCTTCATCATTGCCAGTTGTTCAGGTGTCATGGTGTTAATATGATCCTTCGCCTGCTTGATCAGATCCGCTAGAAAAGATGGGTTTGCTTTCAAATCAGGCACCCAGACCTCACCAGTTTCACCACCTAAACCACCTGCATTTTTGGCATGGTGAGTAGGGCATGGTCTAAAGCTAATTACCCGTTCATGCTTACCTTCACCTGTTTGTACAGTAGTGAGATACCCCATTACATCTGCAATACGGTATAGCTCGTTGCGGTTCTTACCCCCTAGATCTGGCCGGTAAATCACTTGATCTCCATTCTGATCTTCTGATGCATGGGCGATGAAAACCACATCTTTACCTGAGGCAATCAGGGTATTTACATATTGCTTAAAGATATTGTTAGCTAAGCCTTGGGCTTTAAGTTTCAGTGAGCCATCTTTCTGTTTGTTGGTAGTATTCAGCATCAGATGTGTCTTGATGCTTTCAAGCATTGCACCAACGGTATCAATTACAATGGTCTTAAAAGGTTCTAGGTCCTGCATAGTAAGATTGGCCACGTCAGCCCACTGATTCACCTGGACAACTGCACCGCGACGCAGTTCACCAGTACGATGTGAACCTTTATCAAAGTCAAAAGAAATAGCCTTATCGCCTGTAAAGCCAATTGAAGTTTTACCTAGGCCCGGATCTGCATACAGATAAACAATAATGGCCTGTACCAGTAGCGGCTGATCCGCTGGAATAATATTAATCGCCATGATATTTCCCCTTATCTCGATCCAACCCAGCCCATACGACGCTTATATGCTTTGCGGTCATACGATGGGATATGTGATTTTTGCAGGCCAATCGCTAAAGCCTTGCGGCGCTGAAATGCGCGTTCACGTTCGAAGTTTTTACGAATCCAGGGTTTGGCCACATGTTCTTCAAGAGTGACTTTTACAAGCTCACCGGTTTGACGGTCTTCAGCAAAAATATCTTTGCCTTGTTCAACGTAGACGGTATGTCCAAGACGCATAGTCATGTGACCTTGCTCAAAGCCGCCCAGGTATTCAGAAAATGTTTGAGTAGAAGTTGTCATTAGCGAGCCTCCACAACCTGAACTAAAGCAGAATCAGTTTTAGAGAACTGTGCGTTATAAGCATGGGCTTGGACTGCTTGAGTTTCAGTATCATCGGCACAGCTGCGGAGCATGGCGACCAGGCCGATAAATAAGATTAGCAACAAGAGGAAAGCGCAAAGATGAGTGAAGATTGAGCGCGGTTTACCATACATCTCTTCAGTTGTTGGTTCTTGAAAGAGAATCTGAGTCGTTTGACTCTGAATAGGTTTTTGTTTCATAATGGCCTCGTAGTGTTGAAAAGCCCGTTTGATTTCCAGTCCATCGGGCTTTTTTTATTGGGTACGAGAAAAAATATACCTCTTAGGTAAAAATAAGTAAATACCTGACAGGTAAAATTAATAATAATAATTTTTACTTTTTAGGTGTATTTTTTGTAAATTATTCATTAGAAAAAGAAAAACCCGCATAAAGCGGGTTAAAAATTCTTTCGATAAGTTTATATTTTTCTATATTGTCCCACTACTTTACCTACAAGACGGCAACCTTTAGGCAATTTCATAATTTGTTCAGGCCAATCTGGATTAAGGGGCTGTAAGTATTTTTGATTACCTTCAATAATCAATTTCTTGAAAGTAGCCTCTGTATCATCTGGACAGCAAACAATAACAAGGTCATCCGTTTTGAGATCACACATAGGGAAATCAGGATTCACATAAATTCTATCCTCAGGTTCAAAGCGAGGATACATCGACAAACCCTTTACTACTAAGGCATAACCATTTTTGCCACAATCTTTATTAGGGGGAAGCCATTCATCGAATTCTGTATCTTCAGGAACAGAATCAATACCAGTCCAAGGCCCAGCTTGAACCCAGCTAATTACTGGGATCGGACGTCCCATAAGTTCTAACTTTTGAGAAAGATCGATATTGTTGTCTAGTGCTAGTGGCTTTTCAAAGTCATTATTTTTATTTATATGATCTAAATACCCTTTAGGCTTATTAAATGCAGTTTCAATTTTTTCTGCAGTCTCATCCCCAATTCTTTTTTTCGGATTCTTCCCTATGTATTGGCTCAGTAAGTTATAAGACATGCCAATTTTTTCCGCAAAGCCTGTACGACTTAAACCGGACTCTTCTATTAAGTCTCTTGTATTCATGAGTCTTATTTCATGAATTTGCATTAAATCAGCCATCTAGAATCCACCCCCTTTACTTTTTCTACATATTTACCCTATGGGTATAAAAAATAAATACCCTGATAGGTTGAATAAGTTTTACCTTGCAGGTATATTTATTTAAAAGTTACCTAACAGGTGTAATTATGTTGACCCTTTATGACTACTGGAAAGGCTTAAGCCGGGAAGAGCGAGTAGCATTTTGTGAAAAAACAAAAATCACATACAGCTATATGGAAGTTCATTTAATCCATGGTCGTAAAAAGCCCGGTATGGATACTCTTCAAGCAATCGTTGATGCCAGTAATAAAAAATTAACGCATGAGGGGCTATTTAATTTTTTCTTAAACAAAGCCCCAGCCGCATAAATATTCTGGCTCTTGAGCTCATACAAGTAAACGTGAACAAACAGAAGGATTCACAGATGGAATTTAGCAAAGAAGCACAAGCTGCACTGTACAAGATGATCCGTCACACACCAGGTATTGATGCAAAACAAATTGCTGAAGTACTGGGCGACTCTCATAAAACCGTTCTGAATTATGGCAATCCAAATATGGACTATTTGCCAAGCCTTAAGAAATTTGAAGCTTTACTGGACTACACCAAAAACCCGGCAGTGCTCCAAGTATGGGCGCATAGCTTAAATCTCGCTTTAGTTCCGGCAGGTTGTGATGGAGATAAGCATCGTGAGCTTTCTATTTTTGAAGCAATGATGCAGCACAACATTTGCAGTGGTCAGGTCAATCAGAAAGTTTATGAAGCTTATGAAGATGGAGTGGTGACACCTGAGGAATATCAAGAAATTCATGAAATTGCTCAAAGAATGATTGATTTCATCACTGCGGTTGATCAGGCAGCCCATAAGCAAATGAAGAAATATATTGCTGCTGCACAAAATGAAAAAGCCTGATGTGCGAAATCAGACTTTTCCTAATTCATACAGGCATGAACGAATTATGAAAAAGAATTTATCAGAACTCGCTAGCAATAGCAAACCTGTTGATCTGAAACAGGATAAAAGCAGTTCAATGGCTAAACCTCTTTTGAAAAGTCGTAAGGCCAAACGCTGCTTTGTCGAACCTGTAGCTCTGTTCGTGTCTTCATTACAGCAGGAGGCCCTATGAACTCTGCAATCAATAACGCTGATTATAAACATCTGCAACAAGTGCAGTCTTTCTATGATCCGGCTTTAAGAATTCTTGATGAGCTGTTTAAGCGTAATCAAAACAATCTGCGTGTCCGAAATCAGGACGTAAACAACGCCGCTGTACGAAAAACTGATCTGGCTGAGCAGCTGGTGCGCTGTTGCCGTATTAACGACTGGATGGCTAATGAAGTGGTGGCGAGTCTTGTGAAATCAGGAACTGTTGAAGCGTTTGGAGGCTATGTGAAGCCTAAGGCGGGTGAAGTATGACAGCAGCTCAAGTAATCCCGTTTAAACAGCCTCAGCAACCAGTTAGAGAGGCTCGAATGTCTACACAAAAGCAAGAGGGCTATACAGACCTCCCTAATTTTATTTGTGATGAAGGTTATCTGGCTGCCTTAAGTGGCGAGGCCATCAAGTGCCTGATTTTCTTAAATCGCCACATCAATGGCTTTCACCTGGAGCAAAAATCTATGGGTGAGGCATTAGTGATGAAAGTTACCGGTATAAGAGATAACCGTACCATACGCAAATATATGGCTGAGTTGGCTAAGTATCAACTGGTCAGTATCTATAAAGAAACTGGAAAAACTAATGTCTACAGCCTTACTTTCGAAAACCGCTTACCTATTAAACCAGTAACACCCCATGTTAGTGGTCAGGAGCAACCAGTAACATCTCATGCTACTGGTCGAAACTCAAAACCAGTGACATGCCATGTAGCTGCATCTGATGTACCAGGTACATGCCATGCTACTGCACCAGTGACATCGCATGCTACTGCCACCAGTGACATGGCATGTCACCCTGTAAAAGAAATATATTTAAAAGAAAATATTAAAAATATACATACACAGGTTCCACCTGAAAAATCAGTTGATGAGGTCTTAAATCTCTGGACTCCAAATATCGATCAGCTCAATGCATGGTTGCAACGTTCAGGCGTTATGCCAATGACTGAATCATTGGTTCAAGAGCTGCTTCTTGAAATCAACGCTCACTACGAAACAAAACTCAAAGCCAATCTGATCACAGATACCCAGATGTATATGAATTTCGTGAAGTGGGTAAAACGCAGCTTTCAGAGACCCCCTGTAAAAACCAGATCATCTGAAAACCGTAACCAGAAAACTAATGTAAGCCTGAACGTCAACGAAGCATGGAATCAAATACCAGCTGTTGAATATGCAGCAGTGGAACAGGTTGAAATCCCGGAGGACTTTGAATGAACGCTATGGCTATGCTCACAGGTGGACTTCAAAGCGTCCAGGAACTGTGCACTGAACACAACATTGCAAAAGTGAAAGCTGGACCAAACCAGATTTGCCCACAGTGTGCGATTGAATTGGTGAATCAACAAAATCAAAACCGTCAGCACGAAGTAGACCAGATGGTTCGTGAAAAGCATTTTGCTGGCGCTACGCTTCCAGAACGTCATAGAGGTTCACGGTTTAAGAATTATACCGTTAGACATGCTGGCCAGAAGAACGCAGTAAACAGTACTGTCTCTTACGTTCAATCCATTTTGAGTGGCGTTAAAAATAACTTTGTGATGGTGGGTAAGACCGGTACAGGAAAAACTCATCTGGCTTGTGCCTCAGCGCGTACGCTACTCACCAGAGGTATGTATGCCCGTTATATCACTAGTGAAGAAATGGCACAGCGGATCATGGATGCATGGGATAAAAAGAATCCGGACATCACCGAGAAATCAGTGATTCATGAGTTTACCCAGTATGACCTACTAATCCTGGATGAATACGGACTGCATGATCGGGATAAGCGCCGTGAACTGGTCCATAAAGTTTTATATGCACGTTATGACTGTATGAAGCCAACCATGCTGATTTCAAACATGACATTACATGACACAAAAGATGGCACCGGAAAAACTATACCTGGACTGATTTCAGATTTGGGAGATCGTTTATGGTCCAGATTTCAGCAGGGTAGCCTGACTGTGGTCGAATGCAATTGGGCTGATGCTCGATTAGGGGGGTGAGGTGTGAACTCAATGGCAAAACTAGGGCTTTTCGGAAATGCTGAAAACAGGACTGATGTTTGGGCAACTCCACAAAACTTATTTGACGCCTTGAATAAGGTTTTCAAATTTGATCTTGATGTTTGTGCTCTACCAGAAAATGCGAAGTGCAGTAGCTACTTCACACCAGAAATGGATGGATTAACACAGGAATGGACAGGCACATGCTGGATGAATCCACCATACGGACGTGAAATTAGTCTGTGGATTGATAAAGCAGTTCAAGCTGCAAATGAAGGTCACACGGTTGTTGGGTTGCTGCCTGCTCGAACTGATGTTGCATGGTGGCAAGACAATGTGATGGGACGTGAAATTCACTACATCAGAGGACGCCTTAAGTTTGGCGGTTGTAAGCATAATGCGCCGTTTGGCTGTGCTGTTGTTGTTTTTAGACCTAGCCTAAATGATGTGAAGTGGGGTTGAAGCATGACTAATAGTGTAACGCTCATGCTCGGTGATTGCCTCGAGCGCATGAAGGAAATCGAAAGCAGAAGCGTAGACATGATTCTTTGTGATCTGCCTTACGGGACTACTTGCTGCAGCTGGGATGCTGTTATTCCATTCGAGCCACTTTGGGAGCAATACGAGCGAGTTATCAAAGAAAATGGCGCAATTTTACTTTTTGCAGCGCAACCATTCACAGCAGTACTCGCATGCTCAAATCTAAAACTATTTCGCTATGAGTGGATTTATGAAAAACCTAATGCTACAGGCTTTATGAATGCTAAAAAGCAGCCACTACGTGCACATGAAAATATTTTAGTTTTTTACAAATCTCAGCCGACATACAACCCAATTAAAACTTATGGCCACCAGCGTCAAAGGTCGCGTAGAAAAGATATTGGATCTGAGTGCTATGGAAAAACGCTAAAAGTAAATGACTATGACTCAACCGAACGGTATCCACGATCAGTTCAAGTTTTTAGCTCCGATAAACAAAAATTGAATTTTCACCCAACTCAAAAGCCGGTTGCATTGTGTGAGTACTTGATTCGCACCTATACCAATAAAGGTGGGACAGTTCTAGATAACACAATGGGCAGCGGTACCACAGGTGTTGCTTGTGTAAATACAGGCCGTCATTTCATCGGGATTGAACAAGAAGAAAAATACTTTTTGGTAGCACAAGAGCGAATTGCTTTGGCTGGTGCCGTAAAAGATCGGCAGCCTGATTTGTTTGGAGGTGCGGCATGATCAAAAAATTAGAAGTTGGGCTACTGGCCAGAATTCTGGTAAATCAGGCTTTACTTATTCTCAAAGACAAGGAAATTGCAAAGCTGCAGAAACAGGTTCAACTGGCACAAGCCGCCACGGATCGGATGGAAGCCTGTTATATCGAAATGAAGAAAGAGGTTGAGCAGCTGCAGAGTGAGCTTAAGTGTTGTCGGCAGGAGAATCATACATTGATAAGCCGTTTAAATCAGTCACAGCTACAAGATCCTGAGCTAGAGCAAAAATTAAGGGAAGAAGGTCAATTTCATAGTGTTTGTAATTTGGGTCCTCATACACGTTTGCTTTTCAAGAGGTCTCAATGACAAGCATGACGGCGGCTGAGTATCGAGAAAAATATGGAGGAGGTGGCCAGCCGGCTGCCAAGTCTAAAAAGAATAAGTTCAACGCTGTAAAAGTGGAAATAGATGGGCTCAATTTTGATAGCAAGAAAGAAGCTAAACGTTACATACAGCTTAAAGCTATGCAGCAGCACAAAGAGATCCGCGAGCTCAAACATCACCAGTGCTTTGAGCTAGCACCTAAAACGAGAATTGCAGGAGAGAAAAGAGCAAAACCAGCATTGAGATACTTTGCAGATTTTACTTACTACACAGCAGCTGGAGAGTTCGTAGTTGAAGATGTGAAGTCTGCAATAACACGTAAAACCGCGAGCTATCGCAACAAGAAGCATTTGATGAAAACAGTTTTAAATATTGACGTTCAGGAAGTATAGGAAGGCGATTATGTTAGTTGAGAAATTTGATTTTTTAGAGTTTTTACGCCTTGCTATCGCCAGTGGTGCAGGGAATGGCAAAAAGATTTCAAAAGATATTGTGTTGGGGGAAATAGCCCTACTTAAACCGCATGCACGTATGTGGGCTTCATTGCTGGTAGAAAAGGTAGACTTTCAACGTATCGCGATTATTACCCCTCCAGAAGAACAGACGGAAACATTTTATAGTAAGTATGATTTTAACTATCAGTATGAGCGTCGTATCGCTGACAAACCAGGTAAGGTAGAGTTTAAAAAGGGTGAAATTAGCTCTGGTGATTTTTTCCGTGTACGTAATATTCTGGCTGGCCAGATCCATAAAGAAATGAACAAAAATAACTTTAAGCCGAATAATTGTCAGGGTGATTTAAGCAATATAGCAAAAGGAATGGCTGAGGTGGTTTTGCGTGGCCATCTTTTCGTTAAGGCAATGTGCGGAGCATGCCAAGGAATCGGAAAACTTGAGGTTTATAATAGGGAAGGTTACCCGTCAGGTTCAAAGTTTTGTCTAAAATGTGAAGGTACAGGTAAGCGGCCATACACATTAAATGAAAAAATTACGATTTCAAAATTAAAAGTTTCTAAATCAGGTTACTCAGAGCGTTATGTAAAATATGAGCTTTTGGGAGAGTCTGTTGTAGCGCAGTGGGAAAATGAAATAAGAGAACGATTAAGTCGTGCATTTCACTTCGAGTTGGAAGAAAGTAAAATAACTGTAGCTTGACACAAACAGAACACTTAAGTATAAGTATTTCTAAAATGGGCGTTCTATAAATTGGTCGCCCGGTTAAGAATTTGAGGGCTCGCATTTGCGGGCTTTTTTAATTTTTATTGATATGCTAAATTTAATTTACGCTGGCAACTCGCTAAGTGGATCAGTCTGGTCTCTTGAGACCCACTCCCGCCGTCGGAAGTAGTTGTAGGCCCATCTGGAAACAGGTGGGCTTTTAACTTTACAAATGGAAGTGTGAGGGCTAAATCTCATGAAACATGTAAAAACGTTTAGAGCTTATAATCTCTCGGAAGTAGAAGGCTTAGTTAATAGCTTTGTTAGAGAAAGTAATTGTGAGCTTATATATGCTCGTCTTGTAAGAGTCTCTTCTTGCTCAAGTTATGATGCATTTATTCTTTTTAAGCAAAAAGCTAAATAATTTTATTAATAATAATTAACTTTCTGAATCAGAAACACCACTTTGTAAATAGGAATTATTCACTATAGTAAATATTCTTCTTGGCATATCTTATATGTTTATGTTGAAAGAACACTCGGTGACATCCCCTTAATCCTGCTTCTCTCTCCAGTAAAGCAGGATTTTTTTTTATTAATCACATTTCAGCTCCTCATTGGTCCATATAACTCAATATGGGCTTTTTTTATGTGCTATTGTCTCTTCAGATAAGAGGAACTAGTATGAAAATTTGTATTGGCGGATATCTGAACGGACAGGTTATAGAGCGCCCGGGGTTAACGTTTAAGGCTCAGGATATTGGCACTGCGAGTGATTCAGAATATCGAATGCAGAGTTACATCATGGGTAGCAACAGATATGAATTCTGGGTTGATACAGGAACAGATCTGCATGAAGCTACGAAAAGAGTTGAGCAAATAATTAGAACACCTTAAAAAATGAAAACATATAAAGTTATTTCGCTCTTATTAATTTTTCTTCTATCTGGTTGTAGTGAGAGAGTAGGAGGTAATGGGTACATTATCATTAAGAACAATTCTAACTACCCCATATCGGATGTTTCAGTTAATTATACAAGTGCTAAACGTAAAGATAGTTTGGGTAAGATAGCTCCTCACTCTTCATATAAGTATTCAATTTATTTAAAGCATGAAGATTCAATAAACCTGTCTTATAAAACTATTGATCAACAGATCCATATTAGACCGGTATCTGGTTATTTAAGTACTGCTGAAAAAGTAAAAGTTTTAATAGAAATTAATTAAAATACCTAACTCTAGATTAATTTATAAATAATAACGTTTGGGTATATAAAATTAACTTTATAAGTCACGTATTGAATTTATATTTAAATCATTCCCATTCTGAATGTTTGGGATAGTTATACCGTGTTGATCCTCCTTACTGCTGACTCCCCGGAAAGCAGGTTTTTTATAATGTTAGATGATGGGGTAAATTAATTATCCTTCTGTCATCAGCCTATACCGCACTGTATGGGTATTTTTTAAATTTTATTATGCTTTATCAATCTGCTTTTTTGTATATCAAGCAATGCAGGTAGAAAATATTCAGCTCTGAAATTAATTAATGGATCTTTTATAAGTGAAATAAGTGAGTGCAGATATGATTAGTTCAGATATTTTTCAAGCATTACAGAAATTAGAAAAAACTCATGGAAACCCAAATGAAGTCGTTTACAGTGTTCATATTTCCGAAGAATATATTTACCTTATGTCAGATATAGGCTATGTCGGAGTGAATTCCCGCCCAAAGAACGAGTGGCGTATTTCTAGAACTGATCCTAAGTTTAGTGAAAAGCTCGATACGGCTGTTCAGTATATTTTAAAAGAAGCAAATGTTTAGTAAACATATGGTCTATTTGGCATTCCAGACAAAATACTGCGTGGTGTGTATGTGCTGTAAATATAGACAAAATAGAAATATAGAGTAATTGTAAGTAAAAAGCTTAATACAGAGGGATTTATAAAAATCAGTTACTTAAACCTACAGCTACTCAACAAGAGAATTGTAATTTGTAACTGAATTTCTCGAGAGATTTCGCTAAATTAACTTCAATCAAATTATTACTCTAGATAAAAATTAAAATTTTCTTCCAAGCCTGCTTATACAGACCGTAAGCAGGCTTTTTGTTTAAGTTAAAATAATTAAATAATATTGGACATTTGAAGAATATTTTTTCACCAAATCTTTTGTTATAGATATCGTTTAAGTAAAAAAATGAGAACTACTTTATGTTTTCTAATTATAAAATTACTTATGAGAATCTAATTTCTATAATTAATGAAAGGTTGAAAGAAAACGGTAATACAGCCATAAGTGTAGAAGAACGTTATTCAAATATTGAATCTGGCGTTATTGAGAAATTAAAAGAATATTACGACTCCAAAGGCTATGATTTTGACTGGTTGGAAGAAGATGACTTATTGGTGGTGCTTATAACACCTAAATAACTGAACAATAGTTTTAAGCCACCTACGGGTGGTTTTTTTATGGGTGTAAGTTATGGATATAGACCAATACAAAGTTCTAACCAAAAGAGCAAAACCATTACCTAAGGCAACTCAAAAATATCTCGAAGCTGAAGAAACCCTTTTTCAAGAACTAGAAGAACACTCAATTGGGTATGAGCGAAAGTTTCAGTTTAAAAACACTAAGCACTGGCGATTTGATTTTCATATTGTAAAGCTGCGACTGCTAATTGAGATTGAAGGCGGTCCTTGGTCTGGTGGACGCAGGGGTAAGCTGGCCAATAAAGCATGGAGCATGGATCGTTATGACCATGCAGAAGAACTGGGTTATACGTTCGAACGTTTTCATCCTGATTCAATACTTTCAGGCTATGTCATTAACTGGATTAAAAAAGAACTGGAGCGAATGAATGATAGAACAGTTCAGACCTTTCCCACCGCCGGATCTGATTGATCAGGCAGAGGAAGAGGAAGCAATCCGGTTGGCCCCCGCCGTTGAATTAAAAGAATGGGTGCTTAAAAACTTT